CCCGTCGTCTTTTTGGATAACCTCATGTGAGTTCGCCACAGCCAAGACATTGGAAATAGGTATTTGTTTATACACAAGTTTGATGGGCTCTGACCTTTCCCAACCTACGTCGACATTATGTTGCTTACAATATACAATGTACATTATATGTAACAATATTCCCTCGCTTCGTTCCTAGTGCTAAAGGGTTTTTACAAACTATGTTGTGTTTTTCGACTGCCAACAATGCAATCTATATCAACCAGTGAGCCCAATTTGTTTGATGGCTTCCTACCTCTGGGTAGTCGATCAATATGTACGTGTGCTTCTATACGAGAGCTTTTTCCACAGCGGTATTAATAAACTGGCCCGCTAACCTTATGTGTTGGAATGTTTTGCCTGTATGTGTTGTTCTAGCAATGCCTGTTTAAGTTTGTCTGATCCGCCTACTCTAACATTAATAATACCATTATAGTATTCGTCTGTTTCAAGTACACGCCTATCAAACTGTTCTCTTGCCTCTATATAAGACATTTCGCCTCTACCTTTACAAAAATAAAGTACTTCTCTTGTAAAGTTCTCTTGGCCTAGTGCTGCAACGTCTGCGTTTAGTCTATCTGAGCTTCCCCAGTAGTCTTTCCAATCGCTTTCTTTTGTGCCGCGCCTTTTATTCTTTTTGCCTTTAAGTGGTGGCTTAGTAGTTTTAAATTTTGCTAGTTTTTTGCCTACGTACTTTTGATCATTAGTGGTGTTGGTAATAAGATAAACAAATCCTTCATACTCGTTTGGTATTGTATCAACCTGTTTACCCTTATAAGTCCACTGCATCAAAGTACTTACCGATGCCTAAGTATTTTTGTCGCCTTTGTGAGTTACTCGTGTTGTTATATGGTGATCATGTATTTCATCTGCTCTCATTTTTGCAAATGTTCTAATATCACGTAGTGCTTTTCTAACAGACCGATGTGTACGCACAGAATTGCGTGATAAAAACTTTTCATTTTCAGAAAAATATTCTAAGTACGCCTTTACTAGCTTGTCATGTACATCATCTATGTGGTCTGTCATTCTATTACATCCAAATCGTTTGCGTAGCTAGTGTAACCATTTTCTTTTACAACTCTAAGAACATGATTAACTCTACCTATGAGCTCGTCTTTGTGTGAGATAAGATAAATGTTCTTTTCTCGCTCTCTACCCATTTTCTTTAAGATACTTAAACTATTTTCAACACCAGCAGTATCCATTCCACTATCGATCAACTCATCAATAAACAATAAATTGATATTTTGATATAAGCTTTCCCAAACATCACGGAATGCAAAGCTTAATCCAAGTATAAGTCTGTTACGCTCGCCTCTACTCAAGTTATCAAAGTCTAAGTCTTGACCTAGCTGTGTAATTTCCACATTAAGATCATTCTGGAACACCACTTGATGAGGTAAACCGATCTTATCCAAGTAGTATGTTAGTCTATTATTCAAGTATGCTAAGTTTTGATCAATAATCTTCTTACGAATAAAACTATCTTTGTTTGTAAGTAGCTTCATTAGAAATTCTTGATGGTCCTTATAACTAACTAGTTCGTTAACAGCGTTCCAAGTAACTTCTTGCATAGCAGTTTCGTTTAGATCGTTAATTTGTATAGCATACGGGTCATCTTCGCCTTTAGTTCTAGCTAAACTGCTCTTTAGATTCTCTACGTTGCTTCTATGCTCATATGCTTCTTTAGCACTTTCATAGTATGTACTAGGCTTACCATTAATTTCACCAATATCGTCAAGTGCAGCAATAACATCGGTACACTTAGTATTAATCTCTGTTTGATATGCAACAGCATCTTCTAATTCTTTGGTTTTACGATCTGCAATCTCTGCTTTTTTGTCTGCATGTAGTTCTTGACCACAAGTATAGCACGTTGCATTATCTAAATCTACGATATCTTTAGTTGCTTTTCCAACAGACTTGCCAGCACGTAATAGTGCTGGTTCTAATGTACTTAATTCTTTTTTAAGAGCCATTATTGCATTATTATGATCAGTCCAGTTAGCTAGTTTTTCATGTGCTTCTAGTTCAACATCAATGTCTAAATGCTCTAGCTCGTCTATACCATTACTAAGATTTTCACAATCTTTTCTATGTTTTGCAGTCCAGGCACGTTGTCTTTGTGCAAGTTGTTCAATGCTCGCTCTAATTTTATCATTAGAAGTTTCAACAGCTTGAATCTTTAGTGTCTCTACAGTAATAGCATCTTTAGTTTCTTTAATCCTATCCTTTAAAGAATTAGATTTTTCAGTGAGTATAGTAATACCAAGTAGTTGTTCAATGATAGCACGTTGATCATTAGTCCGCATGCTCAGGAAAGGTTCTGTATATGTGTTTAGTGCTACGATATGTTTGAACATATCATGGCTCATACCAAGCAATTCGTTAATTGTTTCTTGCGTCTTACGTGAATCGCCTTGTGACTCGTCAATTAACTCTTGTTCTTGATCGTTAACATAGAATTTAAGGAAATTAGGGCCTCTTCCGCGCTCAACACGGTAGGCTGTAGCGTCCTTTTCAAATTGTAGGGTAACTACCATGCCTTTGCCGTTAGTTTTGTTAATAAGGTTGTTACGTTTGATGTTTGTCAACGCCACCCCATACAATGCATAACTTAGTGCATTAATAATAGTTGTTTTACCTGTACCATTCCTACTTCCACTATCGTCACCACCTTGATCTAGATTCTCTCCTAGTACAAGAGTTAATTGTTGCTGATCAAAATCTACAGCCTGGGTCTGATTGCCCACACTCATGAAGTTCTTTACTGTTAGGTCTTTAATTTTTATCATTCGAGTCCATTATAAATGTCCATAAGGGTTACTTTATTAAAATCAACAGTATCTAATTCTGCAATTTCGCCGGCTACAATTTGATCTACACTTACAAACGCTGAAATGTCTAAGTCGGTAGTCATTTCATCAATTTGCTTCTGGGGAATTAGTGTAAGTTCTCTGCATTGATAGTCTTTAACAAATGTTTCTTTGATAAAGCTAGCTTCTTCATAAGATATAGGCACATCAATAGTAACACGCAAATACATCTTAGGTTTAATTAAGTTTTCAGTATCTTCTAGTAATTGACGCAATCCAATAGTTCTATACTTAGGACAATCCGGCCAATTAATGTATTCTGGCTCTTTATTATTCTCGCGATCTAATATCATCATGCCTCTGTCGTCATCCCACGTGTCTGCGTAGTTATGAGGCATAGCATTTCCAATATAACTAATTTTTCCTTGATGCTGACGCTTGTGAAAGTGTCCACTAAACACATACTCTTGATGTTTAAAGTGTTCTGCTCTAAGATCTCCGTGATCAGGCATCTTAACAAGTGCATTCATATAAAAACTAGGCAATTCAAAATGCCCAAACAAGTATTTTGACTTAATATTACTAATTTGCTTCCATTCATCACCTACTAACCAAGGAACGATAGTTACATCCTCAATTGTAGTGATTTCATCTATAAAAGTAATGCCTGGAATATGTTTTGCAAACGCTGTACTATTAACATCACGCTTATCTTTGTAATATAAGTCGTGATTGCCATCAAAGAAGAAAAACTGCTCAAATGCTTGACCTAATTTTTCCATGGAGCGTATAGTAGCATCCATTGTAGTTAAATTTAGTGAATTTCTATTATGATGCCAGTCACCGCAAAAGATTCCAGTCTCACAACCGTTGTCTTTTGCAGTTTGAATGTACCAATCAATAAATTCTTCACAATCATCGTTGTGAACTCGACTATTCCCTTTTAAACCAAAGTGAATGTCTGTAAAGACCGCTGCTTTTTTAAACAAATTCAGTATACTCCAATATCTATAGTAACATTATATAGTATTTTTGTACGGCTGTCAACCTCTATTTTGAAGTCTTATCCGAGAATACGCTAGTTCCTGCTTCTTCATTGCGTTTTATCTGTGCTTCCCATTCACCTTGATGCTGTCTAGTGTAGCTAGGATTAAGATCATTCATTTCTAATATATCGTCTCGAATGTTTTGATTACGCTTTTCGATATTAATAACACGAACAAAACTATTAGTAACAGCCGCAGTATAGTATGCAAACGGATTTTCACTTTTTGACTCGTCAAATTGTAGTCCAATTTGTGTTAATTGAAGTATTGCTTGACCTTTCATTTCGTCATTATATGTATATCCTCGAACATTACCTCTAGTAGCATATCTATCTACTAACTTCATCCACATCATAGCTAAACCGTTAGTAGCTTTACCATGTGATCTAGAATAGTGTCCGTTATCCATTCCCCCAACCCAATGACTTCTGCCAACTAGTTGTATCTCTCCAGCATCATCAAATTTATAATGAACAAATGGGGGGAAGTTTAGTTTTTCTTTAGTGTCTGCTATTGTTTTTGGATTTTTCTTACGTCCGGGCTCTTCAGGTATGTGATCAAATGTCATTACCCTAAAAATAAGCTCTTCTTTAGTAATACTAGTGTACTTGGTTTCGCATTCAGCTTGCTTAACCTTTTCACCTGCGGTCTTTCGGCGCACATATTCTTCATTACTAAGACGTTTGGCTTTATTGCGTTTTGCTTCGGCAATAGTTCTAATGTTGATTTTTTCAACATCCAATAAAATTATATCATAGTTACCATGATCAGGATCAGTGTAGCTATTGAATGTATTTTTTGAATGGTGGATAGCTTTTAATATATCTTTATTATTTAAATAGTTCTTTTTTCTCATGTTTGCTCCAGGCTTATAGTATATATACTATTATAAACTACTATGTTAACTTTGTCAACTAAATACTAGTGGAGATTTAAAAATAATGGCAACATCAGGATTCAATCAACTTGCAAGCAGGGTTTCTAACGCTGCTAGAAATGTCAGCCAAACAGCAAGAGTGGCAGATCGGTTCACTAACGGCACTAGTAACACTTTACGAAGTATTAGTACTGGCGGTCAAGCGGTTCAACAAGTATCAAATAGTGCTTCGGCGTTTCTTAACAATGGCAGAAATTTAGGAAGTGCTACTCGTATGCTTGGAAACAAGTCACAAGGCATACGATTTAATGCTGCACCACCAGATCCAGATAAACCTAAACAAGCAATTGTTTCACAAATAGATGCAAATTATTCAAACATGGATTGGAGAGTTTCAATTAGTGTTCCTCCGTCAATAGGAGAAGATAGTCCAGTATTAGCACCGTTAGCAGTATCAGAAGCCGGTGCAACAAAATCAGCTAAGATGGTTTTTCCGTTTACTCCTACAATATTACTAGGACATAGTGCAAACTATTCACAGATTTCTCCTACTCATACAAACTATCCTTATAATGCTTATGAAAATAGCCAAATTGATAACTTAACAATAACTGGCGAATTTTTTAATGAAAACGCAACAGACGCAAAATATTGGGTAGCAGTTTTACACTTTTTAAGATCAGTTACTAAGATGTATTATGGAGATAGTAATCCGCAAGGAAATCCTCCACCAGTTTGTAGACTAAACGGCTATGGACCGCATGTGTTAAATAATATTCCAATAGTTGTACAAAACTTTACTACAGATTTACCAGCTGATGTTGATTATATTGAGTGTATAGTAGACGGTCATAAAAATATGGTTCCAGTACAATGCCAATTTACTGTTACAGTGATGCCACAATACTCAAGAAGATCAACAGCTAAGTTTAGTCTTAATGAATTTGCTAAAGGCAATTTTGTTAAAGGTAGCGAGGGATTTGTATAATGGCTGCTTCAAAACTTAGTCCGTATGCAAATACAAAAGTAACAGACACTGGGTTCTTAGATCTATTTTCTCCTGTTCCAATTCCAGTTGGTTCGGATGATGTAGTA